CTTCGCAACCAGAAGGCCGACAAGTGATCTACCGCCGCCGCGAAGGCGAGATGGTGCGCCCCGGTCTCAACGTCCTGTGGGAGCCGAAGGCCAAGGGCCTGATCCTGCGCACGCCTTGGACCAGCCTGTATGTCGACTGGGATCGGCACGCACGCCGCCTCCGCTTCGCCATGCCGTTCGGCTTCAACTGGCGCGCGCCGCTCGGCCCGTGGCGTCGCATCGCTGACCTTGAGGCCGCCGCGTCGAAGCACGAACTCGAACAGCGCGCGCTCAACTACGCCCTGCATCTGGCCAACGAGCGTTACGACAAGATACGTGAAGCCAACGCCCAACTGCGTGAGACGCTGACTCTCTACCGGAACGCATGACGGACGTCTCAACGATCCTTGCCCAGTTGGACCCGGCGCAGCGCCTGCACCTCGACTGGCAGCGCAGGTGGATGGCGACCGCACGCGACAACCAGATCGTGCCGCGCGACGGCTGGAGCGAGATGGGCTTCCTCGCAGGTCGCGGCTTCGGAAAGACACGCGTCGGTGCCGAGTGGATCACGCGCGCCGTGTTTGAAGATCCGTCGGGCTTCGATAGTTGCGTCATCTGTCCTACGTATCAAGACGTCAAAATCACGGCCTTTGAGGGCGAGAGCGGGATCTTGTCTGTCCTGCCGCCTGAGTTGCTGATCGAGCACAACAAGTCCGATATGTTCATCAAGATGCGCAACATCGCGGGCGGCGTGAGCACGATACGTGGCTTCACGGCTGAGAAGCCTGAGCGACTGCGCGGCCCGCAGCACTGCCGTGGCTGGTTCGACGAGCTGGCCGCGTGGCAGTACGACCAAGAGACGTGGGACATGGCGATGTTCGGGATGCGCCTCGGCAGCAACCCGCAGGTCGTGTGGACGACGACGCCCAAGCCGAAGGAGATCATCCGCAAGTTGAGCGCGCCGCAGGACAGGCGCATCATCGTGCGTGGCTCGACGTTCGACAACAAGGCCAACCTGCCCGACAACTTCTTCAAACAGCTTGAGCAGTATGACGGCACGATGCTTGGCCGTCAGGAGCTGTACGGCGAGCTGATCTCGCCAGAGGAAAGCGCGATCATCAAGCGTAGCTGGTTCCGCCTGTGGCCCGCGAAGAAGCCGCTGCCCGCGCTGGACTACATCATCCTGTCGCTCGACACCGCCTTCACCGAGGCGACCTACGACAAGAAGAAGGGCGACGCCGACAGCACGGCGTGCGTCGTGCTGGGCAGCTTCCACGACAAGGAAGGCGCGTCTCACCTGATGGTGCTCGACTGCTGGTCCGAGCAGATGGGGATGCCCGACCTGATCAAGCGCGTGAAGCGCGAACTCAACGTGGCCTACGGCGACGACCAAGACACCGCGCTGATCAAGCCGATGTTCGGCAGCGGCAAGCCGGTCACATCGGGCCGCAAGCCGGACATGTGCCTGATCGAGGACAAGGGCAGCGGCATCAGCCTGCGCCAGATGCTTGAGCGTGAGGGCATCGACGCCTACGCCTACAACCCCGGACGCGCCGACAAGCTGGCACGCCTGCACATGGTCAGCCACATCTTCTCACGTCGCCGTGTCTGGCTGCCTGAGAGCGACAAGTTCGCGGGTCAGCCCCGCACTTGGGTCGAGCCGATGCTGGCGCAACTGTGCGCCTTCACGGGTCCGGGCAGCGTCAAGCACGACGACTACGTGGACGCCATGTCGCAGTGCGTGCGCCTCGCAATCGACAAGGGGCTTGTCTCTGTGCTAAAGGACAAGCCGAAAGACATCGACCGGCCACCACCGAAGCCCATCGCCAATCCGTATGGCCAGTAAGGACAAGTCATGAACGAAGACGATATGCTGCCGGAAGACGAACTGCCCGAGGGCGAGATGGTTGAGATCGACGACGCCGAAGAGAGCGACGTCGAAGACACCGAGGACGGCGGAGCCATTGTCACGCTCGACGAGGACGTGCCGCCCAAGGGCGAAGACGCGTTCTACGACAACCTCGCCGAGACGATGCCTGAGAAAGACCTCAGCAGCCTGTCGTCCAAGTTCCTTGAACTGATCAGCAAGGACAAGGAAGCGCGCAAGAAGCGCGACGAGCAATACGAAGAGGGCATCCGCCGCACCGGCCTCGGCGACGACGCACCGGGCGGCGCGCAGTTCAACGGCGCGTCGAAGGTCGTCCACCCGATGATGACCGAGGCGTGCATCGACTTCGCGTCACGCGCCATCAAGGAACTGCTGCCGCCGCAGGGTCCGGTCAAAGACCTGATCGAGGGCGAGATCACCGTCGATAAAATCCAGAAGGCCAAGCGCAAGACGGCCATGATGAACTGGCAGTTGACCGTCCAGAGCCAAGAGTTCCGCAGCGAACTGGAGCAGGTGCTGACGCAGGTGCCGCTCGGCGGCGCGCAGTATCTCAAGCTGTCGTGGGACGAGGCGCGCAACCGCCCCGGCTTCCTCGGCGTCATGATCGACGACATGTATCTGCCGTTCGCCGCGACCAACTTCTACACGGCGCAGCGCAAGACGCACGTCCAGTATCTGACGCAGCTTGACTACGAGGAGCGCGTCAAGTCCGGCATGTATCGCGAGGTCGACCTGACGCCTCCGGGCCTTGAGCCGGAACGCTCGGCTGCCGACGTGGCCAACGACAAGATCGAAGGCCGCAGCGACACCAGCTACAACGAGGATGGCTTGCGCACCGTGTTTGAGTGCCACGTCACCGCCGACATTGAGGGCGACGGCAACGCGCCTTACATCATCACCATCGACAAGCCGTCGGGCAAGGTGCTGGCGATCTATCGCAACTGGGACTTGGAAGACGAGAGCAAGGAGCCGCTGGACTGGTTCGTCGAGTTCCCGTTCATCCCGTGGCGCGGTGCCTACCCGATTGGCCTGCCACACATGATCGGCGGCCTGAGCGCAGCCGCGACGGGCGCACTGCGCGCCCTGATGGACAGCGCGCACATCCAGAACGTCCCGACGATGCTCAAGCTGAAGGGCGGCACGCGCGGCGGGCAGTCGCTCAACATCCAGCCGACGCAGGTTGAGGAGATCGAGGGCGGCCTGAACGTCGACGACGTCCGCAAGCTGGCGATGCCGATCCCGTTCAACCCGCCAAGCCTGACGCTGTTCCAGTTGCTCGGCTTCGTGGTCGATGCAGGCAAGGGCGTCGTCCGCACGTCGATGGACAATCTGGCCGACCAGAACCCCAACGCGCCGGTCGGAACGACACTAGCCCTGATCCAAGAGGGCATGACGGTCTTCTCGTCGATCCACGCCCGCCTGCACGCCGCGATGGCGCGCACGCTGCGCATCCTGCACCGCCTCAACGGTATGTATCTCGACGACGAGGACACCGAGATGGAAGTCGGCGAGGAACTGGCGACGCGGGCAGACTTCAATGGCCCGATGGACGTCGTGCCGGTGTCCGACCCGATGATCTTCAGCGAGGCGCAACGCTTCGCGCAGGTGCAGGCGGTGTCGCAGCGCGCTGCGGCCATGCCGCAACTCTACAACCAGTATAAGGTTGAGGAGCGGCTGCTTGAGACGCTGCGCGTGCCCAACGCGAAGGAACTGCTGGTCCCGCCAGCCGCGCCGAAGCAGCAGAACGCCGTCAACGAGAACGTCACAGCGACGATGGGCAAGCCGGTCGTGGCCTTCCCAGAGCAGGACCACATCGCGCACCTCAAGACGCACTTGGCGTACATGACCAGCCCCGCGCTGGGCGGCAGCCAACTCATCGCCCCGGCCTACCTGCCGGTTATGCTCGACCACATCAAGCAACACATGGCGTTGTGGTACGCATCGACCGTGCTCGATCTGGCCGAGGATACGTCCGGCATCGACATCAGCGAGGACATGAAGAACCTCAAAGACCCCGAGGCCAAGCGTGCGTTTGACCGGATGCTGTCCGAGGCGTCGCAGACCGTTGTCGGCGAGGCTGGCAGCATCTTCGAGGCGCTTCCGCCGGTCATCGCGCAGGCCATGCAGTTGATGCAGCAGTTCGCGCCGCAGCCGCCGCAAGACCCGCGCACGGCCATTGAGGGTCAGAAGCTTCAGGCGCAGGCACAGCGCGATCAGGCGCAGATGCAGCTTGAGGGCCAGAAGATGCAGGGCCAGATGCAGCTTGAGGGCCAGAAGATGGCAGCACAGGCGCAGCAGGATCAGATTGAGGCGCAACTTCAGGCGCAGAAGCTTCAGATCGAGCAGCAGCTTGAGCAGATGAAGCAGGACCGCGAGGACGCCCGCAAGTCGGCGGAGATCAACGCGCGCCTGACCATGAACCAGCAAGACAATCAGACGGCGATGCAGCTTGCACAGGCCGAGATCATGTCTGGCGAACGCATCGCGGTGTCCACGGGCACCGGGATAAACCCAAACCCATAGGAGGCCAACATGGCAAACAACGCAGCAAGCGCCGCACCGAGCGGCACAGTTAAGAAGATGGCGGACAACGCCATCAAGCAGCACAAGAAGATGGCAATGGGTATCATGCCGCCCGTAGGCAAGTCACCCAAGACGCCTGCGTGAGGATAGAAACCCTCCTCCAACGCCTTGAGGCAGAGCAGTCAGCAGTGGCTGTTGAGGCGATGGAGAGGCCCTCGGGCAAGACCGAGTTCGATTATGGACGTGTCATTGGCATCTACGCTGGATTGCAGCGCGCCAAGGAAGTCCTGCTCAACACGGTAGCCGAAGCAGAGAAACGTGATTTCCTCTAACCTGCAATGGAGCACATATGCAGATCAACGCAAACAGTGTAGAATTTGGCTATGACAGCCTCGATGAAGCCTTCCCGCCATGTGACGCGGGCGTAAAGCCTTTCGGCAGCCGCGTGCTGTGCCAGATCAGGACGCCCAAGACGAAGACCAAGGGCGGCATCATCCTGTCCAACGACATCCGCGAGACGGAACATTACAACACGCAGGTAGCCAAGGTGATCGACATCGGCAGCCTCGCGTTCAAAAACCGCAACACAATGGAAAGCTGGCCTGAAGGGTCGTGGTGCGAAGTCGGCGACTTCGTGCGCGTGCCCCGCTACGGCGGCGACCGTTGGTCGGTAAAGACCGAAGGTGGAGAAGAGGCCATCGTCGTGATCTTCAACGACCTTGACTTGGTGGGTAAGGTCACTGGTGACCCGCTTGCCGTCAAGGCTTTCCTCTAGGAGCACAGATATGTCAGACAATCTGATTACAGAAGATGATGGTGACGACGACATCGTTGTCATCGAAGGCGATCCGCCCGTAGCGGACGAGCAGCCGGAGGCGGACGACGCCGACGAGGAAGAGGACAGCGGCGACGAGCGTCTCGGCGACAGCGAAGACGACAGTGACGACGAGATCGTCAACCGTAACCGCATCAAGCGCCAGAAGCGTCAGGCCGTGCGTCAGCGGGCCAAGGAGCGTGCAGACGCTGAACTTGCGCTGCTGCGTGAGCAGAACGACGCCCTGCTGCGTCGCGTCTCGGCGATTGAAGGCAACACGCTTGCCAACAACGTCAGCGCCATCGACCAGCGTTTCAATCAGGTCCAGAACGAGATCAAGCAGGCGGAGATGATCATCGCCCGCGCGGTCGAGGCTGGCAACGGTGAAGACGTGGCGGCGGCAATGCGCCTGCGTGACGACGCGCAGCGCGAGGCAGCCCAACTTTGGCAGACCAAGCAGCAGGTTGAGCAGGTCCGCGAACAGCACGCCAATCCGGGACCAGACCCGCGTGTTGTAAACTACGCCAAGGAATGGATGCAGGCCAATCCGTGGTATGATCCCGCTGGACGCGACGAAGACAGCGCCATCACGAAGGCTATCGACAATCAGCTTGCAGCCGCAGGCTATGACCCGAAGTCGTCTGAGTACTGGCACGAACTGACCCGCCGCGTGGCTGCGCGCATCGGTGACGACAGCCCATCTGCACCGGCCAAACGCAAGGCCCCACCGACCGGAACAACGCGTGAGCACGCGCCCGTTTCGACCAAGAAAGAAATATACGTGACACCCGAACGGAAACAGGCTATGATTGAAGCTGGTATCTGGGATGACGTTCCGCGTCGTAACCAGATGCTCAAGGCTTATCAGGCTTACGACAAAAGTTCGGCTAACTAAAAGGAGTATGCCAACATGACGCAAGTATCTGATGATCGCCTGAAAAAGGAAACCGATGTAGGTCGGCAGGGCCGCGAAATCGTAGACCGTCAGGTCGCCGAAAATCGCGAAGTCTCTGAAGACGACCGGCTCGAAATGTTCCGCGCACAATTGTTTAACGACGCACTTCCCGATTTGCCGGATTTGCCGGGTTACCATGTGTGCTGGCTCACGACGACAAACCCTCGTGACCCGATCCACCGTCGCATCCAGCTTGGATACGAGCCAATCAAGGCAGCGGAGGTTCCGGGCATGGAGTTTGCCTCAATCAAGACGGGCGAATGGTCCGGCCTGATTGGTGTCAACGAGATGATCGCGTTTAAGCTTCCCGAGAGCCTCTACCAGAAGTTCATGCAGGAAGCACACCACGACGCACCGTTGCGTGAGGAGAACAAGTTGGCTGAAACCGCAGAGATCATGCGGCAGCAGGCTGAAGGTTCGGGAAGCACATTGTACGAAGGTGACGGTCTGGTCGAGATGCGCGATCAAAACCCCCGCTACGGAATGTTTGCGTAGCGAGATCGTTCAACCAACAAGAGGTATAAGGCTATGTCTTCGGTATCCCAGCCGTTCGGCCTCCGTCCTGTGTATTCGCCAAGCGGCGTGGTTCGTCCCACCGCCTACACGATCCTCACGGGCTACGCGTCGAACATCTTTCAGAACCAGCCGGTCAAGATTGTAACGTCTTCGACCGGCGAAGGCACCATCGCAGCGGCAGCCATCGGCGACCGCTTCATCGGCACCTTCCAAGGCGTTGAGTTCACGGACAGCGACGGTCGTCGTCGCGTTTCCAACAAGTGGACCGCTTCGCTTGCAGCGACTGAAATCGTT